AAGAAGAATGAGACAAGATGATATGAATGTAGCAGCAAGTCCTGCAGGTGGTCCTAATACAGTAATACAAGGAGCACAATAATGGCTATTAGTAGAATTAATATAATAAAACAAATTACAAAAGTAAAAAATAAAAAAAAGAAAAAGAAAAATAAAAGGGGAAAAAAATAATGGTTTCAACTATTGCAAAAAAATTATTAGAAAAAGGATTAAAAAAAGCTGCTCAAATTAAAAAAGGTCCTCATAAAACAAGAGGTAGACCATCTAATAAAACTATGAAAGATAGAGATGTAAAAGCTAAAAAAGAAATAAAAAAATCTCAAAAAAAAGTATCTAAAGTAGAAGCAACTAAACAAAAAAAAGTTAATATAGATTCTCCTATGTCTAATAAAATAAAAAAAGGAGAAGAATATTCTGGTAATATAAATAGTATTTTAGCTAGAATAAAAAAATTAGATGATTTAGAAAAATCAGGTAAACGTACAATAGATATGTTTAATAAAGGTTTAGCAGATAAACAAAGTAGAGTAACAAAAAAAGGTACATTTATAAAAAAATCTGAATCTAAAAATATAAATTTTTTAAGAGATAATATAGGAAGATTTATTAAAAAAGCAACAAAAAGAAAAATAACAAAAGTTCCTGTAAATCAAAATACTGTAAGTAAAGCTTTTAAAGCAATAGAAGATGAAAAAGAATTATTAAGTAAAAATTTAAAAAATTTAAGAGAGATTAGAGATAAATTAGATTTACCTGCAGGAACTAAAAGTCAGTATTTTAAAAAAGGTGGATTAATTAAACGTAAAAATGGTGGACCAATTAAACCTAGAGGTGTTGGTGCAGCAATTAAAGGATTTAAAAAATAAGGAGAGTAAAATGAAAGCAATGAAAGTATTTGGAAGAACAGGAGCAGGTATAGTTAATTATCCTAAAATAGATGCAGTAGCTAAACCTACTGGACAAGGTTATGGTGCAGCAAGAAAAGGACCTGCAGTTCAAGGACAAATCGAAGCTCAAGTTAAAGAAGAGCCTAGAGAATATAAAACTCAAGGAGAATAACTAATGGTTTCAAAAATAATTAAAGAAGGTATTAAAGCTGTAGTAAAACGTGGTCGTAAATCTAAAAGAGGTAGACCTAAAAAGAAAGTTGAAACTCCAGTAGTTACTAAGAAAAAACAAGACCCTTTTAAAATTAAAAAACAAAAAGGTGAAAGTGCTGAAGCTTTTAAAAAAAGAAAAGCAGCTATAAATAAATTAAGAAAACAACAAGAAAAAGAAATGGCTAAAGAGATGGGAACAAAAAAACCATCTGAAAAAGGTAGAACTGAAAAGTCTATGATTAAACCTCCTTTAAAAAAAGAAATGTCTAAAGCTAGAAGAAGAAGATTAGTTATGCAAAGATTAATGGGAACTAATCCTAAAACAGGTGAAAGTAAAGATATAGGTAGAATGGGTTTTCCTATTTCAGAAACTATGAGAGATTTAGGTTATACTGGTAGTAGAAAAGGTGGTTTAGATTTAACTGAAGAACAACTAAGAAATATGGGTTTTCAAATTAAAAAAACAGGTGGTGCATTAAAAGATATACCTGCAGAAAATAAAGGATTACCTAATTTACCAACTGCTGTTAGAAATAAAATGGGATTTAAAAAAATGGGTGGTAGAGTTCAAAAAAGAGCAGGTGGTGGAATGGCACTTAGAGGTTTAGGAGCTACAAGAAAAAAATAATGCCTAGAAAAAAAATAAAAGGTAAAGGCATGAAAGGCATGTCTATTAAAAGTGGAGATAAAAGACCCACTAAACAAGGTGCAGGATTAACAGCTAAAGGTGTAGCTAAATATAGAAGACAAAATCCTGGAAGTAAATTACAAACTGCTGTTACTGAAAAGAAACCAACAGGTAAAAGAGCAGCAAGAAGAAAAAGTTTTTGTGCTAGGTCTGCAGGACAAATGAAAAAGTTTCCTAAAGCAGCTAAGAATCCTAACTCAAGATTAAGACAAGCAAGACGTAGATGGAGGTGCTAACTGTCATATTTAATAAGTAATATTCCCCATTTTAAATGTTGGGTAAGAAAAGAATTTACACATAACCACATAGATTATCATGGAGAATATTTGCATGGACTAGCGATAGCAGTCAATACAATACCAGATAGATGTTTAAGTTTTCAAGTAGTTTTTACTGGAATAGATGAAGAAGAAAATATACATGGAGGTGCAATGTGGGCAAGAATGCCAATAACAAGTTTAATAGCAGACGAAGTTTTAGAAGAGATGCCAGAAAGAATGGATACACATTTAGCACAACCTTGGGATTGTTCCTCAAGAGGACATTCCATAATAGTAATGGATAGAATAAGCTCAAGTCCTTGGATGTGTAAAATAGGTGGTGAGTTTTATAAAGGAAGATATATGTTTACAGTAGATTACACAGATAGTTATATTAGTGATGACCCTGCACAACATAAACAAAGTCACGTACTGCAACTTATAGATGCAGATAAATGGACAGGTAATATCGTGGCATTACCTAACAATAGAGTTAGGGTAACTAATCCTGCTCTTTGGGTAACTGGTGAAGGTGCTCCAGACTTTGCACCAAGTCAGTATATTCATTCAGCAGAAATACATGATAGTTATACAGACCCTGATATTACTTTTAACAATCTTTATGCAAGAGGAAAAAATGAAAAAAACTAAGTATATGAAAAAAGGTGGTGGAACTGTTAAGAAAACTAAATATATGAAAAAGGGTTCTGGCAGTAAAACTGTAGGTGGACAATCTAAAACACCAATGTTTATACCAAGAAAAGGTGGTGGTAAAACTACTAAGTATATGAAAAAAGGTGGTATGCTAAAACGAATGGGTGGTGGCATGACTAAAAAAACTAAATATATGTCTAAAGGTGGAGCCATGAAAAAGACAAAGTATATGTCTAAAGGTGGAGCATTAAGACGTAAATCTGGTGGTAGAACAAGATAATGGCTATTAGAAAAAGAAAAACTACAAAGAAAAAAAGTGGAGCTAAACCTACTAATCCTTCTTTATATGCTAGAGTAAAAGCAGAAGCTAAAAGAAAGTTTGATGTATATCCTTCTGCTTATGCTAATGCATGGTTAGTACGTACTTATAAAAAACGTGGTGGTGGATATAGGAGTTCATAATGGCTAAACCTAAAGGTGGACTTACAGCATGGTTTGGTAAAGGACCTAAAGGTGATTGGGTAGATATAGGAGCACCCAAGAAAAAAGGTAAGTTTCAATCTTGTGGTAGAAAATCTACAAAAGGAAGTAAAAGAAAATATCCTAAATGTGTACCAAGAGCTACTGCTAATAGAATGAGTAAATCTCAAATAACAAGTGCAGTAAAAAGAAAAAGAATGAAAGCACAAGGTGTAGGTGGAAAACCTACAATGGTAAGAACATTTAAAAAAAGAAAGAAGATAAGAAGAAAAACATAATCGTTTGACTCTATGAGTTGGAAGTAAGCATTGACTGAAGAAACGCACTAACTTTAATTAGGAGGTGTTATGGATAATCAAACATTATACATTTTTAAAAAACAAATACGAGAATATAATATGGTTAAACAATTAAGAAAATTACCTGGACAGTTAAGAAAGGCTTCTAAACTTCATAGAGGTCAAGCTAAAATAATTGAAAATTATGTGAGAAAAAATGCAAAAAAGAAAAGACCCAAAAGTAGGAACAGGAAAAAAGCCTAAAGGTTCTGGTCGTAGATTATACACAGACGAGAATCCTAAAGATACAATTAGAATTAAATATGCAACTGTAGCAGATGCAAAAAAAACAATAGCTAAAGTTAAAAGAATAAATAAACCTTATGCTAGAAAAATACAAATACTAACTGTATTAGAACAAAGAGCAAAGTTTGGTGGTAAACCAGAGCAATCAAGGTTAGCAAAAGCAGCTAAAAAACAATTAAAGGAAAAACATAGAAAATATGGCTAGGTCAGGAACATACGATTTTAATTTAGATATTGATGAAGTAATTCAAGAAGCTTCTGAAATGATAGGTGGTGAGCAGACTCTTGGTCATACACCTCAATCAGCACGTAGGTCTATAAATTTATTATTAAATGATTGGCAAAATAGAGGAGTATTATTATGGTCAACATTTACAACTGTAGTAACTGTGCAATCAAGTGTAACAAGTTATGAATTAGAAAACTCAGTCAATGATGCTTTAATAGTTACAACTAGAACAAGTACAGGAGCTTCAGAAACACAATTAGAAAGAATATCATTTGAAGAATTTAATGTTTTACCTAATAAATTTCAAACAGGAAGAGCAACACAATATGCTATAAAAAGAAATGTAGATAATCCTACATTATTTTTATATCCTACTCCACAAAATTCAACAGACCTTTTAACTATAGAAGGTATAAGACAATTAGAAGATGTAAATAAATCTGCAGGACAAAATGCAGATATACCAAAAAGATTTTTACCTTGTTTAACATATGGACTAGCTTATTATCTTTCTCAAAAAAGACCAGGTATACCTATGGATAGAATTAGTATGTTAAAAACAAGTTATGAAGAAACATTAAAAAGAGCAATGGAAGAAGATAAAGAAAGAGCAAGTATTTATTTTAAACCTAAATTAGGATATGTATAATGGCTAGACGTAACTTTCCAAAAGCAAAAGCAATGTGTGATGTTTGTGGATTTGTATATCCTATGAGAGTTATGAAATTAAATAGTTATAATATGTTAGTATGCCCTCAAGACTTTGAAGGTAATTTTGATTTAAAAAATCATCCACAAAATAAAGCACCAGATACTAGAGAAGATATAGCAGTTCGTAATGCAAGACCTGATACAACAGGTCGAAGTCTAACGTGGGAAAGTTCTAATTTTACTTGGGATGATACAACTAAAGCGAGGTGGTGGCAAACAGTATGAGTACATTAACAGGAAAATTAGTATCTAATAGTTACAAACAACTTCTTAAAATGGCAGTATCTGCTAATGAAGGTGTTAGTGCAAGTTTAATAAATGTTCAAACAGGTGATGGAGTTAATACTGCATTACAAGTAGCAACAAGTCAAGTATTAGTTGCAGGTAAATTTGGTGTATCAGATGATATGTCTGTATCTGGTAATTTACAACTTACTGGAAAAGTTTGTGCATCATCTTATTTTGGAGATGGTTCTAACTTATCTGGAGTAACTGCAACAATAGAAGGTAATATATCTGTATCTAATGCTATAGTAGGAGGTACATTAAATGTAGGAGGAACAGCAACAATAACAGGTGCTGTAATGGTATCTGGTGGACAAATAGATATAAAAAATACAGGCACACAATCAAATATAAGATTATATTGTGAATCTTCTAATGCTCATTATGCAGCTTTACAAGCACCTCCACACTCTTCTTTTAGTGGTAATTTAACTATAACATTACCAACAAGTTCTGCAACACTTGTAGGAACATCTACTACTGATACTTTAACTAATAAAACTTTTGGAGATAAGGTAGAGTTTGATAATGATGTATGTATAAGTGGAGATGCACATATTGGAGGTACAGCTACAATTGCAGGTAATGCTTCTATAGGTGGAACATTATCAGTAGGAGGAGCTACTCATTTAGCAAGTACATTAACAGTAGCAGGCAATACTACAATAACAGGTACATTAGGTGTAGGAGGTAATGCTACTTTTGCAGAAAAAGTTTGTGCTTCAGCATTTTTTGGTGATGGTACAAATATTACAGGTATACCTATTTCAGGTAATATATCAGTTTCAAATGCACAAGTTGGTGGTACATTAAAAGTATCTTCTACTGCAACTATTGAAGGTGCAACACATTTAAAAAGCACATTAAGTGTAAATGGTGCAGTTAATTTAGCAAGCACATTAACAGTAACAAGTAATGTATCTATAGGTGGTACATCTAACATAACTGGTAAAGCAGAATTTGAAGATGATGTTTCTGTATCAGGTAATACAGCTATAGGTGGTACACTTGATGTAGCAGGTAATGTATCATTAGGTGGTAATGTTACAGTTAAAGGAGATGTGCATGTAAGTTCTAAAGTATGTGCTTCAGCTTTCTTTGGAGATGGTTCTAATTTAAGTAATATTACTGCTGTTGTTCAAGGTAATATATCAGTTTCAAATGCTACTATAGGTGGTAATTTATATGTAAGTGGTACTACCACAGTTGTAGGTGCTACACATTTACAAAGTACACTTAGTGTAAATAGTGCTGCAAATTTTAATTCTACAGTTACTATTAAAGGTGATGTATCTGTATCAGGAGATATAAATGTAGGTGGACATGTAACAATAGCAGGAGCAACTTCATTAGGTTCTACTTTAGATGTAGCAGGCAATACTTCTGTAGGAGGAACATTTCTTGCAACAGGTAATTCAGAATTTGAAGGTGATGTTTCTGTAAGTGGAGCTGTTAAAGTTAAAGGAAATGTAAGTGTTGGTGGTGGTGTTATTGATTTAAAAAATACAGGTTCTCAATCAGAACTTAGAATGTATTGTGAATCAGCAAATGCACACTATGCTGCACTAAAAGCACCTGCACATGCAGATTTTTCTGGTAATATATCTTTAGTTATGCCTGCATCTGCAGATACATTAGCAGGTATTGCAGCAACACAAACATTCACAAATAAAACATTTGGAGATAAAGTAGACTTTGATGATGATGTTTGTGTATCAGGTAACACAGTATTAGTTGGTAATTTAGCAGTAGGTGGTACAGCAACTGTAGCAGGTAATGTATCATTAGGTGGTACAGTATCAGTTGGTGGTGCTGTTAATTTATTATCTACAGCTACAGTAAGTGGAGCAGCAGGTTTCTTAGGTACAGTTAGAGTTAGTGGTAATACTACAGTTGGTGGTACATTAGATGTTGCAGGTAATACTTCTATAGGTGGTACTTCAAATATTACAGGTAAAGCTGAATTTGAAGATGATGTATCAGTTAGTGGTAATGTTGCAATAGGTGGAACAACAACAATAACTGGTAACTCAGGTTTCTTAGGAACAGTAAGAGTATCAGGTAATACTTCATTAGAAGGACAATTACAATTAACTAAAAGTGCAGCAGCAGTTGTTTGTGCCACAGCTATTAATGGTATAACTTCAGTATCATTAAACTTTGGTAATGCACAAAACTTTAGTACAACAGTTACAGCAGCACATACATTAGCTAAACCTACAGGATGTAGAACAGGACAAACAGGAAGTATATTTATGGTTCAAAGTGGAGGAAGTGGTACAATGGCATATAACGCAGATTTTAAATTTATAGGTGGTACAGACCCAACCTTATCAACAGATAATGGTGCAGTAGATAGATTAGATTATATTGTAGTATCAGCATCTAGTGATGGAGTTGGTGGAGATATACAAATGGTAATTTCACAGGCATACGCATAATGGGAGTTTTTCAAAATAATTTATTAGCAGGAGCTGCAGCAGCAGCAAGTGCAGGTGGAGCAGGATTTTATAGCTATCAAATAGAACAATCAGTTAGGCTTGATAGTGCTTCTAGTAGTTATCTTACTAAAACATTTAGCTCAGAAGGTAATAAAAGAACAGGTACTTTTTCTGCTTGGATTAAAAAAGTTAATCTTGGTACACAACAATTAGTATTTAATGCTCATGTAAGTAATGCTAATCAAGACCAAGTATTTGGATTTTATTCAGATTTTGCACATGTATGGATGTCAGGAGGAACTCATGGTTATCAAGTTTCTGATGGAAAACAAAGAGATGTTTCTGCATGGGCACACTTTGTAGCTGCTTGGGATTCTACACAAGGTACTGCTGCAAATAGAATTAAAATGTATTTAAATGGTACTCAATTAACAACTGCTAATGATAGCCCTACTCAACCAAGTCAAAATCATGATTTTTTTGTATTTGATGATGTAGAACACAATATAGGAAGAAGGGGTGCTTATGGTGGTCAACATTATTTTGATGGATATTTAGCTGAAGTAATTGGAGT